AATATCTTGTCGTTCCAATGGAAGAACATCATTTTTAATTAGAACAGGAACATAACCTCTAGTCATCTTTTCAAACCCTAATGCAAATAAAGCAATATTATCTGAGTATGCATTGTCGCAAGAAACTTCCCATAGTTCTCCATCAAGGAACATACAAGAACCTTTACAAATATGTAGGACTGGACATGCTGAACATTCTTTACGATTTCTCCAATGTGTTGCAGTTTTAACAGCTACATTATCATAATCTTCTAAAGTTCCAGATAAATGACTTTCTCCATTCATACCAGTTTCAACTGGAGAAACATTTTGACAAGTCATAACATTACCACGAAGATCAATGGCTAATGTGTTTTCTTCATCCATTCCACACTTCTGACCAACAAATTTTGCGTTTCTGTGAGTAAGAACTGATGTAACAAACTGATCAACTTTTGTCGTAATCATTGTAAAACCAATATTACCATTATTAGAGTAAATATCATTAAATGATAATTTTCTAAAATCAAAATGTTCTTGTTTTGTGTTTAATGAACTTTGGGCACCATCTGCGTCATACGCATTAACAATAGTGCCTTCGCCAAGAACAATATTTTCGTCGCCAGTAAAATTAATAAACCAATTATGTATATCTTTACGACTTTGATTTTTTGCATTAAGCATAGAGTTAAAACTCATGCGTCCCTGTTTTTTCATAATACGATAAAAATCAAGAACTATTTTTTTCTGTTCTGGATCTTCAAATGGATCTGGACCACGAACTGATTGTCCTGGACCATCATGACTTATGGCTACCGAAAATCCCATGTAGTACAGCCATTGACAAATTTCTTTGGTTAAAATAGAACCATTAGTTATAACACTGAATTTTGGTTCAACTTTCCAATCAGAAAATCTTTCGCGAAGTGCTTCAGCCAATGGTTTTAATGTTTTCCAATAAACAAAAGGTTCGCCACCCCAAAATTCAATTTTAAGACCAGCTTGTTCAGAGAAATTTAAAACATCAAGTTTTTCTAAAAAAGCGTCAATATCTTTTTTAGATGTTTCTGGTGCTCTTTCCACAAATTTTTGCGAACAATAATCGCAAGAATAATTACAAGATAAACCAAGTTGAATCTTCAATAGAGTTATATCTTTAGATTTTTTTATTGGATTAGTTTTATCAAATGGCAAAGACTCTTTTCGAGTTTCTGGTTGGCGTTGATCTTCTGGGTATTCTATAACGACACCCTCGTGATTGGTTAAAGTATTAATCTCATTGTCGTAGAAGAAAACCTTCTTATCATTATCACCAAGTCGTTCAGCATGAATTTCAAAAATCATAGTATTCCCAATTTTATAGTTTAATTACCAGCAAGCACAATCACAAACAAAACAATTACATTGACATTGACACGCACAATTTACCCATTGATCTTGGTTCTGCGTGCAGTTATATGTAGTGGCACAATTTGTTCCAGGCTGTAAATATGATTGTGTATCACAGTTTGCGCAATTAATCGTATTACAATTTGAACAGTTATTACATTGAGCAGTACCACCTGTTCCTGGAGCTATTCCAGTTAAACTTTCTGTACAGTTACCATTGTTACAATTACCATCAGCATTGCGTTGGTAATAATTTAACCCATGAAGACTATTATAGTCTGTTGGATTACCCTTAGTGTTATCTTTAATCCAGTCGATGCCAGTCTGCGTGGTTGTTCCGCGACCTGTTTCGTTATTAACATCGCTAGTTGCTATTGCTCCAGATGCTGGTGTTGTCATGACTTTACCTTGATTGCCTTGTATACAGTACTATTTATAATGCTCCAACCATAGATTTATATTCTAAAAACTTGTTAGAATTTAAGGATGGTATATCATATTTTTTTATAGTTTCTTCTTCTGAGAGAGAGTAAATATCTTCCAAAGATATCCCAGTAGATAGGGCTGCAGGAACATAAAAGCCAGATATCTTATTCATTGGGTTTCTGAGATCGTTAAACTTATTGGCTATATCTAAACACATACGATAGTTTAATTTTTGAGTTTTTAAATCCCAACAGTATTTTAAATCTTCTTGGAAGGTATATCCATAAACCTCTGGATTGATACTAAATTCTGAACCATATTTAGAAAGTGGATCTTCTTTTCCATAATTAAACATCATTAATGGATAATATAAAATAGATTGTAATGGGTTATCTTCTTCTAAACTCCAAGACAAGAGTTCATTAAAATATGCAAGATTATCGTATGGGAGACCAAGGATAAAGCCAGCTTCCATATTAACTTTATTTTCCCATTTTTCGCGAAGCCAATATAATCTATCTTTTACTTTATTTGGATTTAGTCCTTTACCAATTGCTTTAGCCGATTCTGGTTGCATTGTTTCTAAACCAAAAAAATTACCAACCAATCCCATATCCGTAAGCAAATCAGCTTGATGTGGATATTTGTTAATTAAATCAATCCTAAGATAAGTAGAAAATTTTGGTTTAAATGGTAAGGAAGTAAATAGTTTGTGGAGTATTTCTAATTTATCATTATCATCATTAAATGTATCATCAGTAAAAAAGTAAGTGTCTGTCCCGTGAATTTCCCAAGTCTTAATTAGTTCATCTCGCACTTGTTCTAAATCGCGAACATATGTGCCTTTCTTTTTACCAGTTAGAGCATATGAACAAAATTTACATTTAAAAATACAGCCACGACCAAGTTCAATTGGTAATGCTTCACCTTTTAAAATTGGATAGTTCCACCAGCGAGTTGGAATATTTTTTACATCTGGTTCTGGAAATTTGGTAGAGTCAATAATTCTACCAAAAGAATTTAAAGATTTACCTGCCAAGTAATCGGTCAATGCAACTGTAGATGTATCAGCGTAACCAAGAACATAATGATCAATGTTACGATCTTTCATAAACCATGGGGTTCTTGCACCACCAAAAATTATTTTTGCTTGACTGTTGGAACGAACGAATTCAAATAATTGTTCTATTTCAGAATAATTTTCTGTATAATACATATCTTCAACATCATTATTACCTCTTGAATCTGCAACTCGTTCTTTAAATGTTTGATTTGGTCTCTGTCTTTGCCAAAAGAAAGTAGAAGAAAATCCAATCCAAAGAGTTTCTTTGCCAATATGTTTTTTTAAAACATTTAAAATTTCTTCAATCGTAAATTTGTTTATGTAATCTAAAACAAATGTAGAATATCCAGCATCTTCTAAAGCTGATGCGAGTCTATATGGACCAAGAGATCTATAAACAGAACAACGATCTTCAGAATTCCATGTTCCGCCAGATAATATAATACAGTTAGACAATATATGTCCCTTCAAATACTAAACAAATTCTTGGTATATCGCTATTGTGAATACTTACTGCATGTGGAATATCTGGAGAGTGTATAACAAGTCTACCTGTTCTTGATTTGATAGTTGTTATTTTAGATTCATCATACTCATAATAGTGTGTATTAAATTTACCACCATTAATGAATAGTAGGTTTGCTCCATCTTCTGGCACTTGGTAATAAAAAATTGCAACGAAGTCTGGTTTCTTTGCTAAATTTTCATTTATATGAGCGTGAACCAAACCCTCACTATTCTTCATCATTTTATTACACCAAGATTTGGTGTAATTTATTCCAGACGCTTTTGGGTTTGCTATTAAAACTTTTTCAGTTATCCAGTCTACTAATTTACCTGCTCCTGGCATATTAACAATATCAGACCAGTCGTTTCCAACTGAAGTCAAAACATTTCCCTGTGCTGAGTCGTATTTAGAACCTTGTTCTCTGTTTATAACTTGTGGGAGTTCTAGTAATAGATTTATACTAGCAGATAATAATGAATTTTGATACAACGATGTATCATCACATTGAATAATGTGTAACATAATATAAACCTCAAAAGATTATTTTAATGCTTGAATCTCTGCTCTCAGTTCTTTAATTGCTTCAATAACCAATGGCATCATACGAGCATAATCAACTGTTAAATACTGCGCATCAATCGGAGCTGGACCAACAATTTCTGGTAGTACTGATTCAACTGACTGAGCAGAAACACCAACTTCTTTCTTAACAGTATATCCTAAATCTTGAGCAGTTTGATTGGCTTCAAAATAGAACCCTTCCAATGAACAGAGTTTGTCCAAAGCATTTTCAATTTTACCAAGTTTATTTTTTAAGCGATCGTCAGAATAATAACCAGTAATGTTGCCAGTTGCAGTTATATTTCCAGTAACAGCAATTCCATTTGCTGTAATAGAACCACTTGCAGACAATGATGTTGTATTAATACTACCATTAGCATATAATCCGCCAGTAATAGAAGCTGTTCCAGCTACAGTAGCATTGCCAGATAAAACTAATGATGTAATAGAAATTCCTGATGATGCTGGAAGATCAACAGAAATATTTCCACCAACACCACTACCATTAGTAATAACAATACCATTACCATTGGTAACAATTGATCGTTGAATAACAGAACCAGCACCAAGACGAACATAGATTCCAGTTGCTGAGTTTGCTGCAGCAATACCTGTTAATTCGTTTGAGAATGGTTGAACATCAGAACCAAGCTGAAGCCCAAGGTTAGAACGAGCAGCAGAAGCAGTCGCTGAGCCAGTTCCACCATCGGCAATTGCCAAAGCAGTTGTAAGACCAGAAATTGTTCCGCCAGTAATAGCAACAGCACTTGCTGCCTGTGTTGCGATAGTCCCTAATCCAAGGTTAGAACGAGCAGAAGAAGCAGAAGATCCGCCTGTTCCACCATTATTAATAGCAACTGTGCCCGAAACATTGGTTGCGTTTCCACTTAAAGTTCCAGTTACATTACCTGTAACATTACCAGTTAAATTCGCAATTACTGTAGTAGCACGAACTGTTCCAGCAAAAAGATCTCCATTAGAATCGCGAAGAGCAATAGTATTTGCCGTTGCTGCAGAGTCAGAACTATATCCATCCAACAAGTCAGCATCTAAACCAGAACCAGTTCCATCAACAGTTTTCAATTTGGTAAGAACATCAGCTGCAGTGTAGGAAGCTGATGGCAAAGCAAGATTTAACTGTGTATTGATATTATTAAAGTTATCGTCGACCTCTTGGTTTGAGAGAGGACTTCCTTTAATAGTGCGTAGCGTAATTGATGCCATTAATTTTCCTTATTAATCAACTGTTGCAACATAGTTTTTATGTCGTTGATATCATGTTCAAGTCTATTTATCTTTTCGTTCTGGACCTGGATTTGATTAACTCTACCAAGCATAATATCCTTATTTCTAAGGTATGTTTCATACTCTGATCTATTTGTATTAACAATCGCATTGGAACCCAAATCCCTTACGAGAGATGGGTTTCCTTCAACATGTAACATATTTTCCATTATGTGCAAGCAATAACTCTTAGATCTCTAACTCTTGTTACTTCAGAACTGTTAGTTGAAGTAAATACCAATTTAACAGTAAATGCGTCAAATGCAGTTAAACCAGTTATTGTATAATCAACATCGGTGAACGGAGTATCTCCATACTGAACTTTAGGGAACAATGTATCAGGTGTTACCAAAACATAGTTAATAGTTGAGTAAGAGTTTTTAGTTCCAACTGGACTTGTTTTATAGTAAACTAACAAATTAGAATATGTTGGAGAATTAACTGACATACGAATCTTCAATGTATTAGCAGGACTTGCTAAACTTACTTTCTTAGTAACATATTTACTATGAGTAGAACTACCTCTTGGAGAGATCTCATCAATAAAGGTATTTCTAAATACCAAAGTAATATTGTCACCAGCAGCAACGGCAGAAAGAGCATTAGGCATTGTTATAGAAACAGAAGAACCATCAGCAGCAACGGCAGTTATTAATCCAGTTTGATTATTTCCTGAAGTTCCAGAACCACTAATTGTTACATATTTTCCAACCTGTAAAGTAGCCAATAATCCTTTGGCAGTTGAGTCGGTCGAAGAAATACCAGTAGTAGTTATAGCAATCTTGTTTTGACTTCCACTATTGATACTTGAAGAAATTAAAGCAATTTGATCTAAATCTCCATAGTTAACAACAGACTCAGATGGAGAGTTTATAGTATTACTAATCGCGATCAATCCCATTCTGTTACTGTCAATTACTGGAGAAACAGCATCATTTGTAGTGCTAATTTGTGCCTGAAGTGTAAGAGTTTTTCCAGGAGTTGCCATCAAACTTTGATTGGATGTTGATGCGATAAGTCTTGGGGTTGACCAATAATTGTTACTATTAATTGCCACTGCGTTAGCAAGACCATTTGTAAGCGAGTCTAGTGTATATGGAGATTGTGTATTAGGAGTATCATTAATAGATTCACCGCTTGTGGTTTGCATATAGAATACTGTACTAGTATCAGCAAAATCTTGATACTGCGCTTGTGGTTGAGCAGCATTATATTGAATATTACCAATAGCAGTAACTGTATCACCACCAGAGTATCCAGTTTTCTTTCCAGTAGTTGTTGTTATGATAACATAAGAGTCGTTATCAATAACTCTATCTACTGTTTTCTGACCATAAATTTCTGTAACTGGAATACCATTAACGGAAGGAGCGATAGTAAATGCGCCAGTATAAGTAACTGCTGAGTTAACAACTAGAGTTGCTGCAGTATCTCCTGGGGTTCCACTTGTTACAGAAGCAATAACACCAATTAATCTTGGAGTTGTTTCAGCTGTATAAAGAACAGCACCTTGACCGCTTGTTAATGTTCCGATATCTGTTCTAAACACAGTACCAGTACCAGTAACTGCAGTTGTTCCAGTATTTACGGAAATTGTTCCAGATGTTGGAGTATATCCGTAAATATTTCTTGAATCATTATCGGATAAGACAGCATATGAAGAAGCAATTAATCCATGATTAGGATGGAATACTTTTAATTTCGCTGAACCAATATTTGTTTCAAACGGATTATTATCTAAAACAGTTTTATTAATAACATCATTACTAAACTGAACAGCTCCGATTGTATTTGTTTGGAATACTGCTCTGTTTAAAGTAAACTTCAAATCTTGGTCTTGATTAGCAGTCCAAGTAGATCCATTCTGAGATTTAAACAGAACACCAGCATATGGTTGTTCGGAAATCATTCGACTAGATCCTGGGATTTGATCTCCCATATTTGAAATCCACGCTTTGTAGCTATTAGAATCAGAAGCAACAACTAAAGCATACTCTCCCAAATCCTGAACATAAACAGGCGATGGGAATGTAAATCTAGTTGGAGTATCATAACTTGGAACAATCGTTCCATCTGGCAATGTTACAGTATTTGTGGAAATATTAACTTGTTCAGGATTTAATGTTACTTGTGAAAATGGTAGGATTGTTTTTCCTGGAGCACCATTAATAACTTCACGAATCTCAATATGAACAGGAATCCTTTTATCTCTAGTGGCAAAAAATAAATCAACTGAAGTTAAGAATGCGCCACCTCTAGATTGAATCTGGAAAGTTTGGGCAAGTGGGTCGTAATAAACGCTACCGCTACCAACTAAACGAGATGTTGTTTGGGTAATAGTTTGTGTATCAGAAACTTGATTCTGAACTAGAATACCATTTCTAGTAGACATATATGTCGCTTGTTTTGTTTCAAGAACACCTTGCGCATAATATTGACCATTACCCTTACTTGTGTAAGTAACATCGTTTGTTGAGACATCAGTTAAAGTAAATTGACGCTGACCAGTACGGAAACGAACTAAGTCTGTAGATGGAATAGTAAATAACATCTGAACTTTACCATTCACATCAGTATAAATTGAACTACCAGCTGATTTAATAGTACCAACTGTAATAGCAGTTCCAGTTACTAAACTTACACTTCCTCTGATAGATTCGCCTGTAGCAAATGTTCCTTTAATATTAACAACATAGATATTTCTTGCTGTAACATTTCCAGAATCGTCCAAGATTTTTTCTGTTCCAACAACAACAGCAGTTGCTCCAGAAGCAGTAATTCCACTAGCTCCAATTCCAGTAACAACATCTCCAGTATTTAAACAAATATTTGTATCGCCATTAATTAAACGAGCTGTATCTGTTGTATTTGCTCCGACATTTGATGTAGAATCAAAATCTACAGCACCACTATAAGTGATCTTAGTGGCAGGAGTGCAATAAGCATCAACGGCAACATTATCAAAGAATGGATAAAATTTAGTATATGGTTTTAATCCACTAGTTTGAATTAAA